CGAGCATTCGTAATAAGGCTTCGGGGGAACCGTCCTTTCTTTTGTTTTTACATCTACCTTAATGCCTTTGTAGATAATGTCATAATCATAGGTGTCTTTGATGTCTCCATCTAAGACTTTCTTAACGACTTCTTCACCTATGTAGGCTACGAGACTGCCCTCCCCGCCTCTTATGGAATTGTTCAATAGAGGAAGCTTACTTGCTCTCTCTTTAATTCTTTTTAGCGTTTCGGAACTTATCGAAAACTTTTTCACTGTTTTGGTAAGATGCTGCACCTAAGTTTCTGCGGTTGCATCCTAGTTTTTTTCTCATTAATTCTCTTTGTCTAACCCGATGCATGAGGGAATGTTCGTCACAGAACTTCCCTTTAGATTGGGGTTTGCCACAGACTATACAAAGCCCTTCTTTAGCTTTTCTAAGTTGCCACTCCCTTTGTCTTGATACTTTTTTTTGTTTTGCTTTTGGTTTTGTAGTCATTTTATTTTTTACCGCCAAAGTATTCTGTTGCATGACCTTCTTTCACTAGGGTCTTGTTATAGCTTGCCCCAGTTCCGGATGGGTTGAAAAGCTCTCCAAGTAGTCTGCCGTACTTACCCTTCTTATCAATAGAGGTCTCTACGATAAATTCATTCTTGCCTTCCTTAATTAATTCCTTCAGTCGAGCTTTAGCTGCGAGGCCTCTTTTTTTCTCTGCCTTGTTCCTCGTTCTGCTTTCCGGCGCGTCTATTCCGTGCAGTCTAATGCGCTCCTTCTTGAACGTACTAAACCCGCAGTCGATCATCGCGTCTACGGTATCTCCGTCTACTACTCTTATTAGTTTTGCTTTGTATTGATACATTTTCTGTAAAGGTCTCTTATTTTGTTTTTGATACGGTATTTTAAGGGAGCTTTCCAACCGTTGGGTCTCGCATGCCAGTGCAAGTGGTCAGGAATTTCGCGTTGGACTTTGTCTATGTAAAAATCCTCGTTGCCAAACTTTTCTGCGGCGACTTTCTTGAGATGTTTTTCCATTTCTTGATAATCAAGTTCAGATATTTCCATAGTGTGAAGTGGCTCCCCTCTCCAAACAGACATGGGAAGCTTGCAGGTCATGCAGTCTATGATAATCCATCTTGGATCAGATTCATCATAGGTGTGGATTTTTATTTTTAATTTGCAAAGAGCGCATGTCATATAAGGGCGACTCCTTTTCTCTGTACAACCTTTGACGCGCAGTTGTTTGCGAATTCAATTGCTTGTTCTATGTTTTTTGTTTCTAAATGCTTTGACACGAGGGCAGCTTGAAATGTATCTCCTGCTCCAGACAGGTCGTAGACCTCTACTTTTTGAGTAGGGTAGAATTTATTGTTATACATACATCCCCTTTCTCCCAGAGTTACAATTAGTTTGTCAGTCCAAGATGGTAGGTCAATGTCTTGCTCGATAGCCTTAAATTCTGGCTCATTTATTTTTATAAATTTAGCTTTGCGGCAAAATTCTCCTAACCTTTTTTTCGTATCCAAGAAAACGTTTTTATTTAGGTTGCAAATATGTTCGATTGCGCCCTCGTCCAAGAATCCTTTCCCGTAGTCAGCTATGACTATCGTTTCGTAACTGGGTAACTTTTTCCTGTTTAAATCTGATCCGCTAAAACTCACGGGCTGAACTCTGTCGTTCCTGTCTACTCTTAAAAATGTATAGTTGGTTTGTTTGTCGACATACCTCTCTTTAGTTATCGTTTCCATAGGCGTCGCTAACCTACAGTGGTATCTTCCGTGCCCTAACGAAACAAGGTTGTTGTAAACGTTACCTGCCATCCCCATGTTTTCTTCCGTATTTTCTGGAATAAATACTGGAACCGGAATGTCAGGGCAAAGCCTCTCTGATTTGCCGTACACAAAACGATCGAGACAGGTGTCACCTATCACTAAAATTTCATTCTTCATTTAGAAAATAGTCTCTCGAGTTGATTGCTTTATCGCAAATAAATAAATCATACATTGGTTTTTTTAATTTAAGTTTATGGAACTTAGCTCCCCATTTTTTTAGTTGTTCGCGGGTTAGCTTGCTGTGGTTCTTTCCAGATCCTGATCCTCTAGCTGTCCAATAAACAATAGTATGCCCTTTTTCATACATTTTATTTATTTTTTTAATGTTTTTTTCTATGGGGGTAGACTTACTGTAATCCCTGTTGTCGGGGGTATTGCAGATGGTTTCATCTATGTCTACGTATATAATCATATTGTTATAATGGTACCCCGAGCGGGACTCGAACCCACAACATTCTGCTTAGAAGGCAGATGCTCTATCCAGTTGAGCTATCGGGGCACCGCGTTCTAATGGTTATTCTGCGGTAACGAGACTCGGGGCTTGAACTGTTTCGTCTGCAGCAACTAAGGTTCCTTCAGCTTTAGCCTTTTCTATAATCTCCTCCCAGTAAGGGTCATTGGTTTCGAATTTAGGAAGAGCTGCCTTCCTTATGTGAGCATGGCCTAATTGAGCTATAGAGAAAGGCAATGGTCGCTCCTTCTTGTAATGATCTTGATAGGCTATCTCGTGCCAATCGGATAGGAAGTGCTTTACCGCATACCTTTTTGCTCTGGCGTGTATATGGCCCGGAGATAACATATGGATTCCCTCTCCTTCGCCAACGGTAGCTGGCTTCAGCGCAGGGGAGGAGTTAGTCTCCTTTTTCTTGAGAAAGTCTTTATATGCTTTTGCGGTTACCATGCCTGAGTACCAAACACGGGTATCTTTCTCGGCCTTATATTTCGGAAGCTCTTTTTTGGCTTGCTCCGCAAAATCACCCTGCATATTTTTCTTTATCTCAAGGGCTTTTCTTTCTGCGTATATTTTTCCGTAAATATCTGCCGGATTAGCCTTAACTTTCACAAAGCTTTCACCGAGTTTCCAGCACAACTTCTTTAGGTCTGCATTGTGGGGTCGCTTCTTTCCTTTTTCCCATTCACGGGTGGGGTCATAACCTGCGTAGCTCCAGATATGTCCGACCGTTGGGGCTTGTTCAATGTCAATATAGACGAGTAGTACTGCGGAAAGGATTTCCCCTACTCCGATTTGCTCTTTCGCCCACTTGCCCATAAAGTTATTTTCAGTAAATTTCCCAAGAGCTCTCTTGATCTGGTGTTCAAGTTGCGCGTTAACGGAATGAGTCCACTCAAGGATAGTAGTGGGATTTTTAAGGGCTTCTTTTAGGTGATCGTTCCATTCCTCACCTTTATAGAGAGACCTAAGCTGACCTTCAGACTTAATCCTATCGTCTTGTAATTGGTAATATCGATCTACCAAAAAACGACCTTCTTCTTTTTTGAGGTTTGATCCTGCTTTAAGTAGCTCTTTAGACAGGGTAACCGTGTTCTTATTAGCTTTATCTTTATTTACTAATTTGATGTTTTTCATTTTTGCTTTGTTAGTTTGCGTTTATTTTGATTCTTCCAAGACTCGACGCAAAATTCGTTAGAACACATGTGATCTAAATTGGGTTTCTCAAGGGTAGTTCTCTTGCTAAGACACCTAAAGGTAAGGTAGTCTTTAAAATCTTGCTTCTTTTCGTAGTAGATTGTTTGGGTTTCAATAGATTTGTGTCCTGACTCACAGAACTGATCGACATACTTGCGAATAAGAGGGTCAAAAGGTAAATTGTTTTCCTCCAAGAAGAAGGTTGGCTCACAAAAACTGAAATCCGTAACGCATTCGTTACCCCCCAATAGATTCTTAAACAAAAAAGAATCATAAAAGGGGACGCAAAGCATTAGGTCTTCGTTCGACCAGTGCTTCTTAAGTTTTTCAAAATCACATCTAGGGATATAGTAAAACCCTTCGGTCGCTGCTTCAGAATAAATTTTAATTAATCTTCTATAGCCTTCAGTGTTCTTTGCGAAGATGATATACTTGGACTCTTCTGAAATTGATTCGGTAGTCTTTGTCCCTGTATCGTTACAGAAGGTCATTCTGACTCCGAATACTAGTTTTATCTTTGACTCTTCACAGTTTTCGTAAGCTTGAAGGAATCCGCTCATGCTATCCTCCACTAAAAATAATTCCTTGATACCGTTCTCTAGGCAGATGTCTATGATAGACTTAGGCCCGTTCTCCTTGCTTGCCTCAGCCTTTTCCAAGGTGAGAATGGATCTGCCTATGCTGTAGTGTGATTTAAATAGCGGTAAGGTCATATTAACTGCGCTAAGAGTTAGCCTAACACACCTTGCGATCTATGTCAAGTCAAAAGTTAAAGGGGTCGTCGGGATCTTCCTCCGCTACCCTATTCCAGTGAGGACACCCCTCATAGGAATTTTCTTTAATTTTTTCTCCTTTTTTTGGATTTAATTTAATTTTTTCAAAAGAGCTTGAAGTAATTTCTCCCTTTCTATTCACTGTTGTATAATAGTTGAAGGGTTTCCTAGCCGGACAAATCCATTTGTTCTCCTTATCGCTTCCGCAAAGCCACCTGTTTCGGCTATAGACAGCGAAATTTGCTTCGGCATCTTTAGCGTCAAAATCAGAAAGGAAATCAGCGATTCCCGAGAGGTACTCCTCGAAGCCTGTTAGTTCATCTTCTTGAAGTATTGGGGCATTCTGCTCTGGGCTTCTCGGGAAGCGCAAGAAGAGAAAAGAGACCTCTGGAATAACAGAAGTAAGCTTGTAGCAGGCAAGCGAATACATCAAGACTTGGAGATTGTTTTCTAGTTCGTCCCTGCCAAACTTCGACTTACTGCTTTTGTAGTCTATGATTTTAGTTTTAGTCTTAAAGGTAGCGGTCTTGTCAATAAAGCCATTGATGATAAAGTTTTTACCTTCGATATAGAAATTCTTTTCTGCCTCAAGTTTCTTACTCCCCTTGCAGTGAAAATCAAAAGACAGCCCCGTCGCTACCATCTGGTAAATAAGGGCAAGGTTTTCGTCGTCGTTTACCTTCAGTCTCTTTGCATGCTTTTCTATGAGCCTCCTTACTGGTTCGCAAGAAGCTACAACCTCTGCGCTTTCTTTAAGTTTTAAGGAGTACTTCTTGTGTCTTGGGTTAATTAAGACCTCAAATATCAAATGAACAATTGTTCCTCTGGAGGCTCCATCGTTTGAAATATCTGGAATCTTAAGTATGTACTTGGAATGGTATAGCCAACTACAGTTGTCTAATGTCTTGATTTTACTGGCGCTGAGTTTAATTTTTTTTCCCATAGATAGGTTCTTTCCATTCCTTTATTAATTTCTCCCTGTTGTTTATAAGCATGTCGTTAAAGTCTCCTTCGGGTGGGAGTTGGATTTCTATCTGTCTTCTATCAAACCATTTTAATAGTTTCTTTTCCGCCTTCAGGGCCGCTACATTCCCTGCGTTGTTGTTTTCCGAGTCGTTGTTAAAGGATATTAATATTCTGTCTGGGTCTGTTCTTATTAAAAAATTCAAAACAGATAAACTAATATCCAGACCGAAAGTCACCACGGTTTCCTTAACTCCTATGTCCCAAAGGGAAAGCATGTCTCCTATGCTCTCTACAAGAATAACTATTTTGTTTTTTAATATATTTTTAAAATTAATTTGAACTGGGTATCTCCAGTCTTGTTTGTTACCCAAGTGCTTCCATTTTATTTTGCTTTTGCCGGAAATATCTCGACCGCTGAAGCCTACTATTTGTTTCTTGGCGTTTTGTATTGGGAAAACATATCTGTTAGACATCTTACCGTTAGAGTGAACGACTCCGCTTCCTAGGTCACGTAAAACAGTAGTAGAAGTTATCCCCCTGTTCTTCCAGTAAGAATAGTCAGGATCGATCTTGGATAGCTCGCTTAATGAAAATGTTTTAGGACCTTTTGACACAGGTTTGGTTCTGATTCTTTGTATCTTGTTAAAGCCTTTTTCCTTTAGCCATTTCGTGCCTTCCTCGTCTGAGGATAATCCCAAGGTCAGTTTAACAAGGCTTCTCAGTGGCCCTCCTTTTCCTTCCTTGAAGTCTACCCAGTAGCCAGAATCCTTGCGTATTCTCAGTACCGTCTCATTGCTAGAGTTTCTATATAATGGCCTAGCCCTATACTCTTGGCCGTAATCTTTTAAATTATAGCCCATTTGGGTAAGTATTTCGGCTATGTTATCCATATTAACCTAGGAGTTCTTCGTCTACTATTGCTCTCTCTTCTTCGACGGGCCTATTGAAATTTACATTCAGACTTCTCGCTTCTTCTACGTCAGCTAAGGTTCCTCGCTCTGTCACGTTAAAGTTATTAACGTCATAGTTTATGAAATTAGTCTCATATCTATAGGGGCGATTTGGGTTTCCGGTAGGTATCCTTACTAAGTCTTGGTGCCCTGCCGCATCTCTGCCTTGAAGCCTTGATGCAACGGGAATAAGTTTATGCGTTCCAAACTGCTCTCCTTCTGCTTCTATCTCCTCGGTTCTCTTTCTCCTAAAGATTCCAACAAAACTAACTAGCCAAGTAAGTCTGTCTGATTGTGCTATTGCGCTGCCGTCATCTGTCCCGCTCTCTGCTTGTCTGTTTAATTGGCAGGAGGTTAGTATGGGTATGTTTAATTCAGTACTGAGTTGTTTCAGTGCGTCTACTTTTTCCCCTATGAGTTGATATTCTTGTTTATTCCAACCTGATTCTCCTGTGAGTTTTATATAATCGTAAACAACGATACACTTATTTCCCCTGCCTACCTCCGATAAGTACCATCTCCTTACTATCGAACAGATTTGCTCAATTGGTTTACCGGGAACTTCCAAGTGGGAAACTAGCTCTTTAGCCTCGCTTAATAACCCCTTTTTTTGTTCGTAAAGATCAAAATATTCTTTGTTATGCTTCCAGTTTCCGGTAATCAAATGCCATAAAGGTATGCCTGTTATTGCTGCTGCCATCTTATAGCGAAGATCTTCTATTGCCATTTCTGTATCTAATATAAGAGCTGGGCATTTATGAATTGCGCTCATCTTTCTAGCAAGATCAGCGAGGATAGTAGACTTTCCGTGTTTGGGTCTACTTACCCATGCGTAGAGATGTCCCGGTAAAACTCCACCAAACAAGCGGTTAAAGTCTGGGTGGGGTGTCGCCATTCCCATTTCTTTTAGGGGGTTTTCTGCTCTTTCCTCTATTTTTTCAGCTATTTTTTCAAAAACTTTTTCCGGTCTTTTAAACTCTCCCCCTATGGAAATCTTTTCATTAAAGATTTTATCAACATTGGTAATAATTTTTTCCTTGCTGTCATTGCCGGGGTTTTTGACATAGGTTTTAACTTCATCAGCTTTCTCGTCCACTTCCCTTCTTACTCTGTATGTAGTGAGTTCGTCCGCAGCTTCAACAACTCCTTTTTTGTTGATTGGTATCAACTTGAGAGAATGAAGGCGGTTGTATATGTCCTCCTCTCCTCCGGCAGAAGATGCTATGTTTAGGTTCCTTATCCTGTTTGCTAGGACACCTATGTCTAGGTTCTCGCCTTTGTTAAGGATTTCCTTAAGGCAAAAGAAGATGGTGTGGTTTGGTTGTCCGTAGAAATCCCTTTCTCCAATTTTATCTTGGATCTCATAATATATTTCTGGATATTTTATAAGGCCGCCTAGAACATGCTTCTCTAGGCGAAGGGAATAAATGTCGTTCTCACTCATCAGAGTGAATACTAACACACCTTAGAGTAAGAGTCAAGAATTTTTTCTTCCCCTCTTCTTTTGGGGCGTAGAAAGGATCTCTAGATAGTGGTCTGTTTGAAGGTCTGCTATCGCTTGAGACCATCCATGAATGTGTGAATGAAGGGCTAAGAAGTGAGCTTCATCATCGAATGAAGCGTGTATTTGAGACTCTCCGTCTTCGTCAAAGTTAAATAAAACAAACCCTCCTGTAGAACATTCGTTTATTTGCGCCAAGATAGAACTGGGCATTGTAAACTTTTGCTTCTTTTTCTTCCTCGGCATGCATATAATATTACACTAAATAATAATATTAAATTTTTTTTCAATAAATTTTTTGGTTAATCCTTCTACCTCGTCTGCTTCTATTTCAATTAATTCGAATTTATTTAGTTCGAGCCACTCTAGTTTTTTAAAGTCTCTTTTAATTGAACGAAGATAGTTAGCGCGGTTCCCGTGAAAGAATTTGCTGTATTGGGAGTGCTGTGTGCCGTTAACCTCAACTGCAATTCTCTTGGTTGCGTTAAGGATATCTACCCTCATCCTTGTTTGGTACACCGGAAACTCTTCGTAAACTATGTGATGTTTCCAGTAGGGGCAGAGAAATTGTTTTACTTGATACTGAAGATTGGAGGCAGACGGTTCGTTCCAGTTGATTTTATATTTACTGACATTCTTGTTAATTAATTTACCGTTGATCCCTATGAGGCGCATTACACGTCGCTTAATACATTCCTGAACTTATTGAAGAAGAAGTTAACAATGTCGGGGTTAGCCTCAAGAAAATCAAAAAGTTTACCTCGCCCTTGTATTTTTTCAGGCATTTCAAGACCGGCTTCTTTTAGTTCCTCCAAAACATCTGGATCTGTTGACAGCCAAGGGCCAGATTTTTTTGTATAGTCCCACTCTATAAGGAGATCTGCTATCTCTTTTTCAATCCAGATACTTTTTCCCCCTGTCCTTCCGTACCTTACGGGGTATTCTATAAGGTAGTTGGACTTCTCGTTGGGAGACTTTTTTATCATGATCTTAACTTTGTGGCCAAGGATTTTATTTGTTTTTCTATCCGGCTGCTCCTTATCCTTCTCAAGTATGAGGTCTTTGTTAAACCTTGGTTGAAAATCGAATATCCAATTTGCAAAATGCAGCAAGGCGTTGCCTCCCGTGGCTGTAGTCTGCCTAACTGGCGCTGAGGTATAAAGAATTCGTATATCCGCC